TTTCTTGTTGTGATAAGTTTTGATATTTTTTTAAACTCATACCATATTTTTCGGCTGCCATTCTTTGTTTAGCCAAACCACCACTATCCATTGGATTACGTTCTTCAAACTCTCTAAACGGATCTTCCGGTCTTTTTATATCTTTACCTGTTTTTACAGGTGGTTGATCAAAACCAAACTTTCTAACTTTTTTAGGAGATGTTAGATACTTGTTTACTTCTTTAAGAATAATTGGAGTAAGTTTTAAACCAGCCATTACTCTCCTAACATTCTAGCAATACCGCCACCTGCTTTTTTAATTGATGGTGCTTCTTTGAGGGTTTCCTCTATAATTTCTTGAATACTATCTGGTTCGATACCGTCTTCAATATCTTTCATCTTGCCATCCATATCAGGGAATAAAGTTGCTTCATCGTATGATTCTCTTGTCATACCTACATCTTCATCAGGCACGCCGCCTTTGTTATATTCCATAACTTCTTCTTTGTACCCAGGTGCATCAGGATCACCTTTTTGTTTTGTAATTCTAATATCACCTGTTGTTACATCTTCTGTTAATTCATAATTTTTATAAATAGTAACGTTTTGTCTGTCAGATATTGACATCCCTGGTTTACCCAACATTTTAATTTTAGTTACAAGATCAAAAAAATATGATGGAGCTTGTGTTACAGTTTCTCTTGCAGCCTCAATCATTGGCGCTGCTTTTTCTCCAAGACTAAGTATACCAGTTTTTAATGCACCAATACCTGCGCCTGCTGCTCCCATACTTTTTAAAAATGCTCTACGTGCCTTGTCAATAGAACCTAATTTATATCCAATACGTCCACCTTCTGCTTTTGGTTCGCCTCTTGGATGTTTACCTGTTCTTTGTATTTCTAATATTTCATCAAATGTTTCATCGCCGTAAAGTTTTACACCTAGTTGATCTTCCATAATCTTATACGATTTTTTAGCTCCAGGTGATTTTAATGCATCAACCATCTCTTGACCTTTGCCCGGTCCTCTAGCTGCATCATATGTTTCTCTAACTTTTTTACCAAACTCTGGTGAGTCTTGAATTTGTCTACCACCCATAATACCTTTGGATGTATCAATAACGTTGCCTTCCATGTCAACAACCTTGTTCATTTCCTTAAATCTTTGAACTGCTTCTTGTTGAATTTTTATTTTCTCTAAACCATCTGGATCTCTACCAGCAACTGATCTAAAACCTCTCGTCAGTTGACGAATCATGTCAGCTACTGTCATTCCAAATTTTATTGCCATTAGTAATAGTTCCTTTTAACTTTTTCAACTTTGTCGTCGATATAATCTTCAGGGTGTCCGATCAGACCGCCCTGTCTGAATCGCATGATCGCTTGTGTTGTACTATCAACCAAGTCGTCATGATCACCGTAAGGAAACGCAGCGCATTCTTCAATGACTTCTTCTGCAAATTTCTGCTCAGGCGCATATATCATACCAGATTCAAATAAAGGTGCAACCGCATTCACACGTGCGTGCTTGTCGTTTCCTTTTGATGGACTAAAATTTACGACCGGTATATCCATTTTTCTAAGCTCGTATGTCAGGGGTAGACCTGATGCTTTTGCCTCTACTATAACTGTTTCTGGCATCCAGTATTTATATTGTTCAAGGGCCAATCTCCGTAGTTCTGGAAACTCGTACCTACCTTTGATAGCATCCAACAATATCAGACAGGCTCCACTATCCTCACTGGGATAGAATATTCCCCATGTTGTTATTGCACTGTAATCAGCTGTCTCCTTTTTTAAAAATGCTGTATCGTAAGATTGTATGACGTGATGTAGTTGTGGTATCTCTTCGTGAGTATATTTCATCCACCATTCTCGTTTTAATATTGCACCTTCTTCTGATGTTGGTTGTTGCATCCATTGTGCATTCCATTTAGCAACGGGTAATGTTGCTTTAACCTTTTCTAATTCGTCTTGCTTCCAATACTCAGGCCACACTGGTCCATGGTCCAAGAGCGCTGGAAATTCGACCACGTGCCATTGATCAGCTTTTACTTCACTTTGGTTCTTGACCAACATACCTGTTAAATCTTTTGTAGACCATCTAGTCATAACTAAAACTATTTTACCACCAGGTTGCAAACGCTGACGAGGACCTGATGTATACCACTCGTAAGCTGACTCTAATGCTTTGCCTGACATTGCATCTTGTTCCGAGTGCGGGTCATCAATGATTAATAAATCTGCACCACGTCCAGTGATTGCACCACCTACACCAGCTGCGAAGTATTCACCACCTTGTGATGTCTCCCAACGTCCTGCTGCCTTTGAATCTTCTTGTAAGGTTGTTTTAAAAATTTTACTGTAGTCTTCTCTATCAATTAAGTTTTTTGCTTTACGACCGAATCGTATTGCGAGCTCTGCCGTGTGCGTTGCTTGTATGATCTTGAGCCTTGGTTCACGGCCCACCATCCATGCAGGTAGCAAGTATGATGCAAATTCTGATTTGGTATGTCTCGGAGGCATATTAATAATTAGCCGGTTTATTTCACCCGTAGCTAATTTATTAAATTTATCTGCGATGTGTCTATGGTGGGACCCCTCTACAAAATCAGGCCATACACACTTTACAAAAGACAGAAAGTCGTTTTTGGCTTTGTTCTGTATCTTTTTTTCTGCATGCATGACTTGAAGTTTTTTGAAGGTTTTCCTGACATCTGCAGGTAATTTTTCTATATTTACCTTATTCAAGTCCATGGTACCAATATGTTTTTAGTATACATGAATGTCTAAATTATGCAATACAACCTGTAGTAGTGGGACCCCTTTGTACAAAAAGGGGGGATGGGCTACAACTTATAATTGATTTTTGGGTTTGGTTCGGGACCCCTGGCGCGTTAGCGCCAGGGGTTGTTCATATGCTTAGGGAGTTAATCTAGTAAGGTCATGTATGCTTTAGCATTTAACACACCAAACTTGTAAAGACCTTTACGAACTGTGTCGTAGTCCTCGTCATATTCTGCCTGTTTAATTTCACAGTATAGCCTGTGTTCTTCTGGTGTTAACATTTCTGATTGACCAGAATAAGGATTAGTTGTTTTTATTTTATATGTCATAATATATATCCTACATTATCCCTGACTATTGTCAACCTCTTTTATTATCATATGTCCCCACCCTGTGTATTCATTATTATGTCTTACAGGATCCTCGATCGGTGTTTCAAGAGCCTCGGTCCTTGGTTCAATGTTAAGCATTGCCTGAGTATGTTTAGACACAAAGTCCATCAAACATCTATGATTACAAAAGTAATCCCAGATATTACCACCACCATTACCGAACATACTTTTATTTTGATAAGCTTTTATTTTCTTAGTTCTCAATACCTTTGAACCTTTAACACCTCTTATCCGGTCTTGTGTTTTATGCGTATGGCAACTTGGACCATGGCACCAGTTATAATCACTCATGGTCTGGTTACCATTTGCCAACAACAAACAACAATCATGAACATAATTAAAAGTTTTATTTCGATTGGCATTAGTGCCTCACTTTCCACGCAGTGTTGGCAGTTCTATATCCATGTGCGTCTAAATCATAATAAACATAATAAGGAACACCTTGCTTTGATGTACCATATCTGCTTTTTTCGTCGTGCTTTCCTCGTCTTGTTATATGCTTTTTGTGCTTGTTAGCCCAATAAGTTATGTAAAAAGTTTTAGTCATTTATACCTTTCTGTTATGGGATTATCTTATAGGATAATCCCATAATTGTCAATAGTTAATTTAAACTATTTTGTGCCATTTGTTGTCTTGCAATAGCGATTTTTTGTTCTCTAGTTAAGACCTCTTTATCTTCCAATAAACTTGCCAAGTTATCTGGCGAGTAAATTGATAAAGCCAAACTAGAACTTTCGTTCATCATTGTTTCATTTAAAACAACTCCGATTTTATCTGCAAGTGCCTTTGCTTGGTCGTAGTGTCTATAAGATTTTAAACCTAGTCTTAAAGTTTTCATCTTGCCCTCAACATAACTATACATTTGTTGATGTTCTTTAATTACATTGTCAGCACTAGCAACATACATTTTAAAAAAGTTTAAAGTGTTTTCATCTACTTTAAACTGTCTTGAATGACAGTATTGCGTTCCAATAGTCCAAAGTTTAAAATCATTTTCCCACTTTGAAACTGGAGTAGTGATAGACTTGTCGTCATTTGAAGATGTACTGAAACCTAAAAATTTATTACAAGCACTTTCATCATTGTAATATTTTGGATTTCTTTTTGAGTAGTCGCCATCAATAGACAATTTGAAATCTGGGTTTAAACCCTTTGCTTTCATTTCATCACGATAGTATGCCCTTGCAAAGTTTCTACCCATGTCAAATCTTACATGAATTTCATCTTGCGCTACATACTCTCTACCCTCGTCATCAACTTTAGTGATTGGCATTTGAACATAGAAACAATTATCCTCATACAATTCGCCACCAGCACGATTGTATTTTTGTGTCATTCTTCTAATTGTATCAACATCTTCCTGTGGTTGATGAAACCTTACAACTTTTTCAATAGCGATTTTTGCTTTTTCTCGCATAACGTCGTATTGTTCCTTTGCTTGTTCCAATTTATCTTTTACTTTGTTTTCGTAAAAAGATTGAAACTGGTCAGCAATAACTTTTCGCTTTTCTGCGTTAAGTGTTATTTTTTTAGTAGTCATTTTTACCTTTCTGTTATTTTTTATTTTTACCACTTGACAAATCATTTGTCAAGGAGTATATAGGATATGGGCTCCTGAGGTATGAGCCTTGATAATAACTGCCTCGGGACAACTTCTGGTTGTGCTGTACGTCACACCGAGTTACTGCTCCGTCTTCGTGCGGTAAACAACTAGAACTGATCCCCGGTCTATTCTGCCTTGGCGTCGCGGGCTGGTGCAAACCAAAAGAAGGATGGACCTGGGATCAGACTGATCCCTGGTCCCGTCGATCGATAAGGTAAAACGCGGGACCTGGGATCAGGCCACAAGCGTCAAGCTTCAAGCACCAAGCAGCAAGCTTGACAATAAAGAATAAAGGATTATAAAGGATACATGAATACAAAGAAAGCATTAGAGATTATAGGAGGCAGCCTGTCTAAGCCTTCAAAGATGCCGGGTTGGTCGATAGGTTTACCTGCCAAAGAATGTAAAACAGGCAGCAAGCTTCAGAAGGTCCCAGGCTCTGTCTGCTTCGACTGTTACGCCATGAAAGGTTGTTATGTTTTTAAAGTTGTTCAGGATGCACAGTACAGAAGACTAGAAGCAATCAAGCGTCCGGACTGGGTCCAAGCAATGGCACACCTAATCAACAGCAAGAAGCCCGACGTGTTCCGCTGGCATGATTCGGGCGATGTACAGGATCTAGATCATCTTAAAAAAATTTATGCTGTCTGCAGGTTGACGCCTTCAAAGCGTCACTGGCTCCCGACTCGTGAAGCATGGATCAAGCAGCACCTGCAAGATAAGCCAGACAATTTAGTCATACGATTTAGCGCGCCAATGGTGAACCAATTGGCGCCTGCTTCGTGGCCTAACTCTTCCAGCGTCATAACCAAAGATCACCCGTGGTTTGGTGCAACATCTAAAGCGTGTCCAGCTCCAAAGCAAAACAACGAATGCAAAGACTGCCGGGCATGTTGGGACAGCTCAATCAAAAATATTTCTTACTGGTCTCATTAATATGATATATAATAAAACAGAATTCCCGCGTGGAATATCGGATCAAGTCATTAGCTTGCAGCTCGCGACGGCGGCAGAAGAGCGTGCACTTGGTCCGGGCCTCAAGCCACAAGCACCAAGCGTCAAGCACCAAGCTCTTGAAGCATC